CAATCGAAGTTCAGCAAACTGGCAACGCAACTCAAGAAGGAGGGCGCGGATGATCCGAGGGCTCTCGCGGCGTACATCGGGCGCAAGAAGCTCGGGGCCGCGGAGTTCATGCGTCGTCAGGCGGCGGGTCGTAAGAAAGCGGCCAAATGATCAGCACCTTCTCCAAGCTCCGAGCCGCGTGGACGTTCGCACGGCACCAGCGATGGGTGGATCCGCTCCCGTGGACACGCGAGGACGCCACCGCGCTCAATAGCTTTTTCAAGAGCGATACCGGGAAGAAGTTCAAGGACGCTCTCCTGAACACGGTTCTGATGCAGAACGCTTCTGCTATAACAGACCGAAACCATTTGCAATATTCCTCAGGCTTTGCAATGGGTCAGGCCAGTCTTGTGAAGGTCATCGAGATGATGGCCGACCGAGAATCAATTACGGGGCAGGAAGATGATCCGGATTCTGCCACGAACACATAGGATCAAAGTTGCGGTTGCTGCGTCTGTGCGGGCCAGCAAACGAGTATAAGCACAATATGTCAGATGAAAACATGAGTGCCGACGCGATGCTCGCATTGGCCAGAGATCACGATGCCGGTGTCGATATCGACAGCCAGCCAGCGGAGCAGACTCAAAATACAAACGAGTCTGCTTCGGTTGAGCAGGAATCCTCAAATGAGGTGACCGCCAGCAAAGAGACCGATGGTGGCGAGGAGAGCGTCAGCGCGAAATCAGAGTCGGAATCCAAGGCCAAGCAGAAGGAGGAGAAGCCGAAGGATCAGAAGAGCAAATTCGCCCAGGAGCAACAGCGTAAGGCTAAGTCTTGGGAGCAGATCAACGCCGAGAAGGAGGCTATCAAGGCCGAGCGCGAGGCGGTGAAGCGTGAGCGGGAAGAGTGGAGCAAGCAGCGGGAGCAATCCAGTGCTGCCGAGTCCAACTCGTTTCGGGACGACAAGGGATACACCGCGGAGGACTACGAGGCTGCGGCCAAGGAGTTCGATGCGGATGGTGATACCCAGTTGGCCAAGGCAGCGCGAGCCAAGGCTGATGGAGTCCGTAAAGCGGCGGGTGCCAAGCAGCAGCAGGTTCAGCAGGAGCGTTTTAACAAGTCATGGGCTGAGAACTATGGCCGACTCTCTGAGAAGGAAGTCTGGCTCAAGGATCAGTCCAGTCCTGAGTACAAGCGCACGGTTGAGTTGTTGCAGCGGGTTCCGTTCCTCACTGCGATGCCCGATGGACTTGTCCATGCGGTTGAACTGATGAAGCTCCAAGATACTGCGGGTCGATCTCAGTCGCTTGAGTCCGAGAATAAGGCTCTGAAAGAACAGCTCAACAAGCTCCAGCAGAAGACCGCTATTGGGAAAAGCGTTCCGGCAGGACAACTCAAGACCGAGGAGAAAGATTTCTCCCGATTATCCCTCAAGGAGCAAAGGGATGCGCTCATGCGAGCCGCACGAGAGTTCGACCGGGAAGCAGCCTAGTAACACAACCTCAACTAAAATATGCCTATCACTACTTCCGGTTCAACCGGTATTCAACTCCAGTTCCAGAACTACTTCAGCAAGGAGCTGCTCTCGATCGTCCAGCAGGAGACGATTCTTGATCAGTTCGGCATGAAGGCTCCGATCCCCAAGAACAATGGTAACAAAGCTATCTCGATGTTCCGTTTCGGAGCCCCGAGCATTGGCAGCGTTCAAAACCTGACCACCGCTGGTGAAGGTGCGCCTATCAGCACGGCCAACTACCGCGCTTTGTCTCTGAACCGTCTTGAAAAGACGCTCTCGCAGTACGGTCAGGTGATCGGTTTGACCGACATCCTCCGTGCTACGGACCTGTTCAACTCCCTCCAGCAGGCCACCAAGACCAGCGGTCTGGACATGGCCCTCTGGGTTGACTCGGTGATTCGTAACACCCTGATCGGTTCCAACCTTTTGGCCAGCGGTTCCTCGATTGGTACTGGTATTGAATCCTCGATTTCCAACGATGACGCGGTAAACGTCAATGCGAACGCGAACCCTACGGGTATCAAGGTGTACGGTAACCCCGCCACGCTGACCGCGCAGAGCTTCTCTGATCTGAACAACGCGACTACTGCCGCGAATGCCACGATGACGGCGTCCGCTGTCCTCGATTCCATGACTCGTCTGAAGCGCAACCGCGCTCCGATGATCAACGGTGGCTACGTCCTCGCGACCGATCCTCGCGTTTCCCGCGACCTGATGCGCGATGCCGATTGGTTGAACGCCTCCAACTACGGCAACAAGGGTACCCCGTTCTACAAGGGCGAGGTGGGTTCCATCTACGGTTGCCGCGTGGTCAACCAGACCAACTCGTTTGTCAGCACCGGCTCCGGTACCGATGCCCATGAGTTCATTTATCAGGCCACTCCTGCTGGTGGTGGCTTGACGGCTGGCAAGGACATCATTGCGTCCTTCTTCCTCGGTAACGAGGCGTTCGGTATCCCTGCCTTGACCGGTGATGATCCGTTGTCTCCGAAGATCGTTATCACTGATACCCCCGACAAGAGCGATCCGTTGAACCAGTTGGTCACCGTTGGTGTGAAGCTGTACTTCGCCGCTCTGCGTTTGGCCGCTGGTAACACGAGCGCGACCAACACCAACAACCCGGTGTGGTATCTTGTCCATCGGACCAAGACCTCGACCACGCTGTAATATGCGACCCAAGACGGCCACCATCATGGTGATTGCCGTCAGCCCAAAGGGGCATCATCGAGCAATCGGTGGTGCCCCTTCTCATTCCGCTTGCGGATGTGAGGAGGCTGACAACAATGCGCCCATGATTTCTATTCCGGTCGAGGCTCTTTCCACCGACATGGAGGATGGCCAACAAGCCATGCCCGAAGTTGGTGATGAAGTTGTCCTAGAGGAAGTTCGCGGTGTTCTCAAGAAGCTCGAAAACGGCGAGGCTTATGTCGAGATCCGCAGTGTTAACGGTATGCCCGCCGAGTACGAGTCCAAGGGCGACAAGGGTATGGATAAGGAAGGCCCTATGGACGAAAAGGGTATGCGCGACATGGTCGCCGAGTACGATAGCGAGATGGAATCCTGATATGCCGATCTACACCTTCGAGAGCAATGGCAAGTCCATCGAGCATATCGCTCCGATGGGTACTGATTCCATTGTCCTTGATGGCAAGCGTTGGAGCAGACAGCCGGTGGCCCGCTTCGGGGTCACCGGTTTTGCCCGCGAGGCCGAACTCAAGGACCATGTGAAGAAGGGATTCAGCCGGATGGAAGACCGGCAGGGATCCCGCTTTGAAAGCACTTTCAGCAAGAATCAAATTCGCAAGATCTGGGATATATGAGCGCAAATTCAAATCTGGCCACTGAGTATTCGATGGGCAACGGCGGGTTCCAGCTCGTCCTCGTTACCACGTTGACCACTGGCCCATTCGTTGCGGTCACCACGATTGCTCCGACTACCTTCACCTCGATCACCGGCAAGAACATCAGCGGCAGTTGGTCGTCGGCCACTATCCCCGCTGGCATCACGCTTCCTGGGCCGATCGACAGCTTCCAGATTTCGAGTGGTCAGGTGGTCGCTTTCAATGGAGTGATCAACTCTTAAGCCGTGACACTCGCTCTCGGAACAAGATTAACGTCCAGCGGATCCGGTGGGAATGTCACCCCGATCGATCCGCCGATCTTGCGCCGGGATCTTTTGCAGGAGGATGATTTCTTCGTCCTTCTGGAGGATGGGACGAGCAAGATAGTTCTGAGTTTGGGAACCTACGACATTATCCTCTTGGAAGACGGCGTGAGTGCGCCGGTGACCGAGTCGGTGTCGAGCCCCGGAAGATTCATTCTAACAGTTAACTGATATGCCAGATACGAAAATCACAGCCCTGACGGCGATCGGAGCCAATCCGATCATCCCAGCAACCTTCCCCATCCCGATGGTCGATCTTACCGACACATCGATGGCGGCGAGCGGCACCACGAAGAAGGTGACCGTGAACCAGATCCTGGGAGCCGGCGGCACCGCCACCCTCGCCTCCGCCACCATCACCGGCGATCTGACGGTGGACACGAACACGTTGTATGTTAACAGCGCGGCAAATCGTGTTTTGATCGGAACGCTGTCCGCTCTTGGTTCTGCCACTCTTTCAATTGCTGGCAAAACCCAAGCTGACACCGCTGTTGCTGGTGATGTCATCGGCAACTTCAACAATAGCAGCGCGACTGGTTACGGATTCCGAGTGGGCGGTGGTTCCGGTTCTGGAAACTACTCTCTCAGCGTCAATGATTACGCTGGCAGTGAGTTCTACAAGATCGCTGGAAACGGCGTAGCCACTTGGTCGAACGTCGGCGGAGTCGCTGGCACCGCCATGACCCTGAACTCCACGGGGCTGGGCGTGGGGGTTAGTCCATCGTATAAGCTGGATGTTCTTGGATCTGGATCCATTTCTGGTCGATTCAAGACCGCTGGAGCAATCAACGCTCTGTACTTGGAGGATTCTGGAACGACTGCTGGAAGTCTCTACATCGGAACTTCTGGCGACACTTTCCGAATCATCACCGGAAGCAATGTTCGCGTTAATGTGGACTCCTCCGGCAACGTCGGCGTGGGGGTTACGCCGAGTGCGAAGCTAGATGTTGGTCTTACTGGTGCTGGGACGCCAAGATTTAGAATCACCTCTTCTTTTGACAATCCGATTGCTGAGTTGCAGCGATACACTGGCACTGCAAGCGATTATTACGGTTATCGAATTAGTGGAGGTTTGGGAAATTTAGTGTTTCAGAATTCTAACCAAGCCGCAATCGGTTCGCAGACGTTCACGACTATCATGACGCTCGACGCCCTCGGCAACTTGCTCGTCGGTCTTACCGCTGCTGGAACCACCGCTGCGAAGACTATCCAGATTGCCAACGGAACCGCTCCTACCGCCAACGTGGCTGGCGGTCAACTCTACGTCGAAGCCGGTGCGCTGAAGTACCGTGGAAGCTCTGGCACTGTCACCACCATCGCTAACGCCTAACCAACACCATGATTACCCTCTCTTGGATCATCGAACGCCTTCTCGTTAAGCCGACCGAAGGCACTCTCACCGATGTCGTCATCACCGCCGACTGGCGTTGCAACGGCTCGCAGGATCAATACAGCGGCACCTGCTACGGCAGCGCGTCGTTCCAGCCGCCGACTGGCAACTTCACGCCTTACGAGGATCTGACCGAGCAGCAGGTGCTGGATTGGTGCTTCGCTTCTGGAGTCGATCAGAAGGCCATCGAGGCGAACGTGACGCAGCAGATCGCTGACCAGATCAACCCGCCGGTCATCGCTCCGCCGCTGCCGTGGGTGGCGCCCGCTCCTCCGGTGGAAATCGTCCCGCCGCTCGTTGAGCAGAAGGTGCCGGTTTTGGTTGCGGAGCCGGCCACCGTTGTCGATTCTCCGGTCGCATGATCAAGATCGAACTCACACTGCAACAACTCCAACTGCTCCACCAGCTCTTGGTGATTGGTATGAAGGCCGGCGACGTGAACAATATGCGCGTCGGTCTCCCCTTGGTGGATATCCTAGAAGAAGCTGCGAAAAACCAATCAAATCCCAC